GCTAATGGCAATCGCACTCAAATTCATTCAGCAATCACGATAGACCATGCAATTAACACTCAACCCTGACGAGATCCAGATATGTCAACTCATTGGCAGAATGCGTTCACTCATTGCACGAAGCAATGGAGTCAAGGATGCCAAGATTGGCAACCAAGACGGAGCAGAGGCAGACGTGATCGGAATGATGGCAGAGTATGGTTTCGCAAAGCTAATGAATGTATTCCCTGACCTTGGTCTATCACCAAGGAGCGGATCCGCTGACGGCGTAATGCCAAGCGGCAATAGATACGACATCAAAGCATCAAAGCATCCACACGCTCGCTTGCTATCCACGCTCAAGGCAAACCCTGACGTTGATGTATACGTCCTGTGCGTTGTGGACGCTCCATCACTCGACTTCGTTGGTTGGGCATGGCAAGAAGACCTCATCAAAGCAGAGAACATTATCAACCTTGGTCACGGAGAAGGCTACGCATTAGATCAAGACAAACTAAAACAATTTTAAACAATCAAATGAAAACATACCTAGCAAAATGGCCTGACGGCACAATATCAGTACTGCAAGCAAACAGCATGATAAATCTATTCTGGGATCTCGACATGGAGGCAAACCCATTGTCTGCCAAACTCTATGAACTTCCCAAACGATTTCAGCTAACAACCAACATAAAAGATGGGGAAATCGAAACGGATGAAATCTTCGTAAGAACAAAATACAAGGATCTGAAAGAGATTTTCTTTTCATCAACCATCGTTGATGATGCACACAACCAAATCATAAACGCAGGAATACGAGCAAAAAGTTTGATTGATCTAGATAAGGTATAAATCCACACAATCATGTACAACTATACCCGATATGAACTGGACAACTGAACAACTCAAAGAGAAAGGATATTCCCTTGCACCTGACGGACACTACTACTATGCAGACAACTATAAACCTCCATCTAGACGGTTACTTGACACCCTCACTCAACACGCTCCTAAATTGCCATTGGTCAAAGTACCAAAAGCAAAAGAACCTAGCAAGGACTGCACTGCTAAGTGCAATCCGCAGTACACTCTCTCAATTACAAGATTCTCCACAAAAACACTCGATGTTGATAACCTTGCTGGAGGAAGCAAACCACTTATCGACCAAATTAGATACGCCAAACTCATCCCAGACGATAACCCCGAAAGCGTCAACATCACGTTCTCGCAAGTCAAAGTCAAAACCCAAGCAGAGCAACGAACCGAAATCAGGATTACCAAAGCGTAAACCCAAGCAACCATATGAGCTTTAAACCATCTAAGAAAATGGGCAGACCACCAGAGTACAACGAGGAACTCGCAGAGGAAATCTGTGAACGACTTTCAATCGGTCAAACACTCTCATCCATCTGTAACCTCGAAGGTATGCCAAACTATTCCACAGTATGGCGTTGGGAATCTTCCAACGAAAACTTTCGCAACAAATCCGCACACGCAAGAAAAATCGGCACTCACGCACTAGCAGACGATTGCATTCGCATAGCAGATGATCCAATGCTAGACGCAGCAGAGAAACGAGTACGCATCGATACTCGGTTACGATTATTAGGTAAATGGAACGCTCGTCAGTACGGAGACAAAATCGAAATCGAGAACACTGGAGCAAAGCCACTCAACGTCACATTCACGATTGGTGATCGTAATGCAGAACCAATAGATCTAATTCAGGGGCGAGATCCTCAACCAGTGCAACAACTGATCGAGCCGCAGATCGAAGCGGAGGCGCAAGAGGACTTGTGATAGCGAACGATTTGCCAACGCAGTATAACCACAAAAACCGCAATCCTGTCGATAATAATCACCATATAGTGGTAACTATTTTCAAATACCCCATATCTAGGGTTAAATCATAAATGGTCAAATTATGCCCCAAATGCAGTTCTACGACCCATGTGATGGAGTGCCGTGACTTCGGCAATCGATTTTCGAGACGTAGATACTGCGATAACCAGAAGTGCAACCACAGGTACTCGACATACGAAGTGAGCGCACAAGACTATTACAATTTGAAACAAGTCAATAACATGAAAGCGAAACTAACCGAGATCCTAGAGAACCTATGAAAGCGCATGAGATAACACCAGAGATGCGTATAATCCAGCAACAAAAGCAGCAGATTAGAGAATTGCGTCAAATCATCCACGAATTGCAGCATGACGTAAACAAGCAGAAGTCCTTGATCAACAAGCTGAAGAACAAGGAAAACAACCAATAACTTCCCATAACACCTGTAGTACATAATGAAAACAACAAAAATGAGATTCCACGCACTAGGGTTACCACACACAGTTACATCCAAAGAGTTTAATGCCTGTGCCTACACGCAGAAGGTAGTCAAATTCGGCAAAATGATGACAGACAGAGGCCATGAAGTCATCCATTATGGCCATGAGGACAGCGACCTTCAATGTACCGAACACGTCAGCGTCCTGACTAATGAAGACTTCGCTAAGAGCTATGGCAGTCATGACTGGCGCAAGACGTTCTTCAAGTTCGATACCAATGACCATGCATACCAGACGTTCTATGCCAATGCCATTCGGGAGGTAGGTTTTCGAAAGGAAAAGAACGACTTTATTCTTCCATTTTGGGGGTCTGGAGTCAGACCGATATGTGATGCACACCAACATGATATGATCGTAGTTGAGCCGGGGATAGGGTACGCGGGGGGTCACTGGGCTAAATGGAAGGTTTGGGAGTCATATGCCATCTATCACGCTCACTGCGGCATGGGTGCAGTAGGTCAGTGCCAGCAAGATAACTATTCCGTTGTGATACCTAACTACTTTGACATCGATGACTTCACCTTCAACGACAAGAAGGAAGACTACTTCTTGTACCTTGGCAGGGTGTATAGCGGCAAGGGTGTTGATATCGCCATCGATGCAACGCGCAGGGCAGGTGTTAAACTGGTTGTAGCGGGTCAGAAGGAAGCTGGGTATACATTCCCCCCTCACGTCGAATATGTGGGCTATGCTGACGTTCCTAAGCGAAAGGAACTGATGTCTAAAGCAAAGGCATCATTCCTTCCTAGCCAGTACGTTGAACCATTCGGTGGAGTGCAGATCGAGAACCTGCTATCTGGCACACCAACCATCACCAGCGACTGGGGTAGTTTCGCGGAGAACAACCTCCACGGAGTCACTGGGTATCGATGCCGAACAATGGGTGATTACGTCGATGCTATCAAAAACATTGACAAGATCAGACCAGCGGACTGCCGTGCGTTTGGTGAGAACTTCACGCTTGAGAAGGTTGCACCGAGGTACGAGAAGTACTTCCAAGACGTGCTAGACGTGTACAACGGAGCAGGTTGGTACGCTGATGGCAACGGAATCGATGCAATGACAATGACTTACCCATCTAATCAACAACAAACCTTGTGACAAATACTACCCACTATTTGTCACGAAACAATATGAATAATACACCAGAGACAGATGAGATAGAAAAACATGACGGGCTTACAATCAGCGATTCAGTAACAACTTGTGGTGATGAATCAAGTTTCGTATATATTAATGTTATTCATGCCCGTGAGCTTGAGCGAGAGCGTGACAGATGGAAGGACTGCGCTACCAAGCTAGTGGAATCATCAGGTTGGCATGACCTGTGGCCTCAAGCGGTTGCACACTACAGGAAATTGAAAGAGGAACTGAAATGAGTGACTACACATTTGAATCGCAATACTGGGGAGACTGCTGCAACACGTTCGACGAAGACCAGAAGCACTACGTCTATGGAAGATTCATGGGACTGCATCAGGTTGGATACGGATTCAGTCTGTCAGGCAAGTCAGTGATCGACATAGGAGGCGGCCCAACGTCCATGCTGTTAAAGGCAAAGGGACTTGGCAGGGCATTGGTGGTGGATCCGCTCCAGTATCCACAATGGACTTACGCTCGCTACCATGAGCATGGTGTTGAATGTCTGGTGATGCGAGGTGAGGACGTGGTAGAAGAGGGGTTCGATGAGTGCTGGATTTACAATTGTCTCCAGCATACTGATGATCCTGCGTTAATCATCAGCAACGCATTGCGAGCAGCAAAGGTTCTTCGCATCTTTGAATGGGTTGATATCGAACCACATGATGGGCATCCTCAGATGATAACTAAAAAGATACTTGACGAGAGCATAGGTAGTGAAGGAAAGTTAGTCCACCTAGCTGAATCAGGTTGTTTCGGCTTGGCATACTTTAACATACATACAAAATGAAATTAACTACACCATACGAACAATTCGTTCAATCAATCGTTAAGCCGGGGCATGACATACTTGTCCAGCTAACACCACTTCAGGCATCCATTCTCCACATGGCAGTTGGAGTCAGCGGCGAAGCGGGTGAGTTGCTGGATGCAGTGAAGAAACACGCTATCTACCAGAAGCAGTTGGACTTCGACAACGTGCGAGAAGAGGCAGGAGATATCCTGTTTTATCTGACTGGTCTACTAAACGAGTTAGGTCTAACGATTAACGAGTGCATGGAGGCTAATGTAGCGAAGTTGTCGAAGAGGTATCCGCAGCACCAGTACAGTAACGCGGCGGCAATCGCCCGTGCAGACAAGCTGGAGGTTGCTGACGAACCAGTTGTGCTAAAGGACGATGATGACTTGGATGGAGTAAAGGTGGAGCGGGTGTGCCGCATCGAAGATCCAGAGTGCGAGTCCTGCCAATAAGGTGTCATATATGGGATATATTATCGGCTATATCGTATTAGCAGCTATTATACTGTATGTTGTATACGATGGCATGAAAGGGTTTGACGAGTGAATACTCTGGAACATTACATCGAATACAAAAGACTTAACGCAACCAAGGTGATGAACGCACTGCAACTGAACGGAATCATATCTGACGAGTGCATCTTTCCAGACGAGGTAAGAGATTCTGGTCAAGCAGTCTACTGGTTGGAAGATCATATGGGTGAGATAAACAGGTCTTGACTTCATTGGAATGAATATGCGGTGAATAATAAATAAATATGAACTGGGATGAATATGCATTGTCGATAGCGGAAGTGGTTGCCAAGAAGAGCAAAGACCCTTGGAGGCAGGTTGGTGCGGTGCTGTTGCGGCATGACAACACTGTTGCTGCCTGTGGATACAACGGATTTCCACCGCACATGGAGGAAGACTGGACTGACAGGGATAAGCGTAGAAATTACGTTGTCCATGCAGAGCAGAATGCCTTGCGCCATGTGCGACCACTAGAGTGCTATCTGCTGGCATCAACTACATTGCCATGTAACAACTGCTTGAAATCGCTTGCATCTTACGGCATTAAACGCATAGTCTACCGAGAGACATATCCCACGGATGAATCAACAACACTGCTTGCAGCGGAATTCAACATTGCACTGATTAACGTATGACAAAGGAAGAACTCTGGAAGGTGTACAGCAATAAGAACCCATCGTTTAATGGACGTGGAAATGTTACCATGTCTGCGAAGGGACTGCGGAAGTTGTTCGATACGACTTGGGATGTTGCAATGTACGATGGAGAAGAAGAAGGAAGAGACGAACCAAGATCATATCATAGCACCAGCACTGGAGTGGATGCATTAAAGAGTATCTTTGGAATGAAATGAACGAGCCAAACATAGCGCAGAAAGCGATTAGCTTTGTTAAAAGTGCAGCGGCATTCGTTCGCGCAGGTATGCCTATTCGTAACAAGGAGCAGATCGAGGAGCGATTGATTGTCTGCAACCAGTGCGTTCACTACGATCCCACGGCATTTAGTGGTTCTGGCAAGTGCGGTGTTTGCGGGTGCAACATGGAGATAAAATTGGTTATGGACACGGAGAGGTGTCCATTAGATCATTGGACATGACAAGAGAAGAAGCCCAGCGGAAATCAAACGAGGACTATATGCACGGACGCATCACAAAAGAGGAGTGGGACTTCCAGTTTGAAGAGTTAGGAAACGTAAGAGTTTGGAACAAAGATGGTAAAATTCACCAACTAAAGGAGGAACATGAAAGACTCAGAACAAATAACGGAACTACAAAATAAAATCGATAAATTAATTGATACATATATTGCGGAGTTTGATTTGCCGCTTGCCAGCATGATTGGCATTCTTCAAGTCAAGATCCACGAATTGATTGAGAATTCTATGTTTGACGAGGATGACGAAGATGATGAGGACGAGGAGGATGAGGAATGAAATACAATAGGCTAGATCAACTTGGCATTGTGATTACTGAGAACCCAATTGAGCATATTGAGTTTGATGTGCTAGATAAAGCGTTGAAAAATAGTGGAATAGATGCAGACAAGTTCAATGAATACTTTGGGATGCAAACTTGCTATGAGAAAGGATTGTACCCGTGGGATGTTGAGCCAGTCTTGGAGAGAATGATGAGCGGAAAACTAACAGGAACGCAGTTGTACTGGGACTAATATGAAAAATAAAGTAGATACATTTATGGCTGAAGCGTTGGACGAGATGTTCAAGCGGGTTGGATTTGAGGGATTCGACAAAGAATTCACCAACCAAGAAGAGTGGTATACAAAACGAAGCTGGACTGGGGCAGAGTGCGAAGATTTCAAAAAATGGTTTTCGGCTAGATATGCCAAGGTATTTAGATCTAATAAAAAAATTGGTGAGAAAGAATTCGCATGGTTTAATCTGATGTGGGGTTGGAAGGTGAATGAATAAACCTCCTTCAGTTTTACAGGCAATTAACATTGCCACCAAGGTGCGAGTTGAGGCAGAAAAAGATGATATCAATGGAATTATCTATGCCGCTCAGTATATTTTAACCAACCTTACGGACTCGCAGAAGAAAATGGTTACACTGGACGAAAAGGTG